TGTAGCTTTAAAGCCAAGCTTTTCCGCAATCTTCTTCTCAATCTCATCCATTACTTGGGTTGGTTCGCCCAAGTCTACGTCTCGGTAAAAACCTTCATGCTGCAAGCGACGTACTTCATTCTCAGTCTTACGCATCACATGTGTAACACGCTCAGCTGACTCTAAGCTAGAAGCTCCATAAGGGACAACTACATCTTCTGCAGGGACGTACATAGATACTTGACGCTGTAAGCTTGGGTCAAAGTACACTTTCTTAAACGCGTTACCTGCAAGTCCTAAGCCCCATAACATACGCTCATGCTCAGGTCTGTATTCTTTCATCACATCTGTAATTTGGTAGTTCATGTCCTGCTGCACACGGTCTGCGGCATCTTTTTTCTCAGGAGTTTCTTTACCAATGATTTGTGTTTTAACTGGGCCTGCTGCTGGAAACGTTTCCATCATGGTCTCAGCTTGGAACTTAACTACTGCCTCAGACAAGAGTGGGTGGTATACACCGCAAGCGCCTTCCCAAGGTTCAGCACGTTCTTCAATCTTTAAGCCAAGTAACTCAAGACCATCAACATAAGTTTGAATCCAGTCTTTTCTTGACGATACATCGTTATCAAAATCACCAGTCAATTCACTAGCTAATGTAGCAAGTACTTGATCATCTAATACTTCAGCAAGGTTATCGTCAAACCCTTCTGGCTCTTCGTCTTTTTCCATGCGCATGATGGGCTGTCCATCAATGCCAATCTCTACAGCTTCGGGATCTTCAATAGATATTTCTAGCTCAGGCTGATCGCCCTCTTCGTCAAGTTGATCTAAACCCTGTGGGGCCTGGTACATTGCTTTATCTATTGCCATAATTTATCCTTAATAATAGGCTGCTTTTTTGCGATATTTGTAAAGTATATCGTCATCAGGTTCGTCACTTGGCAGACGAATAAATCCGCCCTGCCTGAATCTTAACAGAGCTAGCGTAGTTGAGTCTACTAAGTCATCATTTAGACCGCTAGGAAAGTCATTACATTCCTCAATTACATCCTTCGCCCAGCGGTGCGCCGGCGCCCAGACGACCCCTCCCGAGAACAGATCGCTAATAGCATTAACTCGAGAGATTTTGTCTTGACCTTTGCCAGGTGTGAACTCCTGCGCTGGTATACCCATACGTCTGAACTCTTGATAGAGTGCCGCCCCATTGGACTTCTTTTCAACCATAAACGCATCCGGTTGCCATTCTTTATATTCTTCGAGACAAAGTTTCTTAAGTTCCGGAAACTCCAGCCGCTTTTTGATCGCATTAAGTAGGATGATGTTGTAATTGTTGACCTCTTCGTTAAAGAAGACGCCCCACGTTGTGAGCGCATTAAAGTCCGCACGGTTGTTTGCCTCCTGAGCCGCGTCTAGCGACATGATAATAAATTCACACTGCGGTGGCTGTTCCTTATCCCAGATGTTCCACCACTCCCTTTTAATCAAAGCACCTTCTTCAGATACTGGATTTTGCATATACTGAGCATTCCAATACCTAATGTCAAGTGCAGCTTTCTTAGCTAGTAACTCCTCTACAGGCCAGAACTCAGGCCAAAGGCTTTCGCCATCATCTTTAATAGCAGGAAACTCAATAACTTCCCAAGGGTCAACCTCGTCGTTATTCTCTAGCTGTTTTATGATCTGTCCGGTTAAGTCAAGTTTAGACCACCGCGTCATCACAACAATGATCGCACCACCCGGCATAAGGCGCTGAAGAGGCCCAGACTGGAACCACTCCCAAGCAGGAAGAAAAACGTCTGGTCGTCCTGTTTTGGCGTCTTGCTCAGAATGTGGATCGTCAATAATGAACAAATCAGCGCCCCTACCAGCGAGAGCACCTCCAACACCAATAGCAAAGTATTCACCATTAAAATTTGTTCCCCAACGCGAAGCCGATTTACTGTCAGCTTGTAATTCTACCTGCGGAAATATTGTTTTATAGTTGTCTGAACCAACAAGGTTCCTAACACGACGTCCAAAGTTAACAGCCAAATCCGCTGTGTGAGACGCCATGATGATTTTTTTCTGAGGATACTTACCCAAGAACCAGGCAGGAGCGAGATAGGATATAAGTTCTGACTTACCATGACGCGGAGCGATATTAACAATGACTCGTTTTTTCTTACCGTTAGCAATATCTTCAAAAATTTGAGCCAGTTTAAGATGGTGCGGTCCGACTTTATAGCCCGGGTATACGTGTTTAACAAAGTCCAAAAAGGATACTTTGCCTCGTTCTTGGGTGAGAAATTCGTCATATTTTTCTAATAAATCCTTAGTTTTCCGCTTAATTTGCTCTGGAGTTTTGGGGTTTTGGACCAATAATCGCAGCTTAAATAGCTGTTCCTGAGACAATTTATGCATCTTTTTCGTCTTTTTCTGTGATGTTTTTAGCTTCTACATCAATATATTTACCCTCAACATCATCTAAAAGGGTCAATAACTCAGCCTCAACCTCTTCCATAGACTGGATTTTGACTGTAACTTCGCTTCTTTTCTTGAACGCATCGACTCCATCAACCTCACCAAGCACCCGCAGAGCTGCAACTTTGGTCTTTACATCCTTGGCAGCCTCTACAGAATGCACTAAGTTGTTGACTACATAGGTTTTTAGGTCGGATAACTCATCTACGATGCTCACATTCATCTGGGCTACCATGCCAGCTAACATAGCAAGAGTCTCGTTGGGGTACTGATTAAACTCTGGGCGGAACTTGGGGTCACTTGCCATCTGCACGGCTAGCTTTTTAGCGTCTTCGACATTACCTTTGTTGGGTGAGATGGGTTGTCCGCTTAGTTCAGACATTAAAGCCACCACGTTTGCCCGCATGTTTAACTCTTCTTGGGGCGTGAGTTCAGGAAATGCTTCGGTAGCATTCTTTGGTAGGGGGATGTTGCTCTCGATTTCTGGAATATACGCGTCCATGCGCGAAGTATATAAGGGTTTTAACTATGTGTAAAGAGTTTCTTTACAGAAAAAGAATGGGGCGACGGCTAAAAATGCGCATCTTTAATTCTACGGAAACCCCTAAAAACACACCCTCACGTGTATGAGTAATATGTTACACCTTTTTCTTTTTACGCCGAACCTTTTTCTTTTCTTCTCGTTCTTCGTGGTGATGAATGCGATGGCAATTGGCGCATAGGGGTATGCACTTTTTAATTTCTTCTTTAGCTTTTTTGTAATTACCTAATTGAGCTAGGCGGTTTACTGAGTGGTAATCTGTTCTATCTACGTGGTGAAAGTCTAGTGCTGCTGGATGAGAGAACCCACACATCGTACATTTAAATGTACTCTTAAATGCATACCACTCTTCACGCTTGTCGCGTTTTAATTTAGCCGCCCTAGCTTTTACTTCTACTTGATTAGCTAGGTAATGCTTACGGCTGTACTCCTTGTGTTTGTTTTTTCTTACGTTCGCGTCTTTGTACGGCATCGGGATGAACCTTATATCTCCAGTAGATAGCGTTCTTAAAAGACCACTTGTTGGCAGGAGTATATATCCTAAATCCACAAGATATCAAAGAGTTTGATGATGCAGGGTTATTTGTTGTATCAGTGATGAGCCAATTCCAACCTAACTTCTTAGCTTGTGCTTGTCGTACTTTGATTAATCTTTTCTGTAATCCTTTGCCTGTGTACTCATACATCACACCTGCTCTACATAAGTAACCTGTATCGTTCCAAGCAATCGACCGAACAAGACCAGCAAATCCCACGGGCTTGCCATCCTCTGTATATACGATCCACCAATGCCCACGATCTGGTTTGTAGATAGAGTCGCTCGGCAGGATTTTCTTTTGTAAGTAACATAGCATCGTAACGTTAGCAGGTTCGCGTAGATCAACTTTTCGGACAAAGAACTTCATAGCAACTCCTAAGAATTTTTAAATATTATCCCCCATATATGACAGTTTTGGGTCCCCTTGACGGGGGGTGTTTCTGTATAAATGTAAAGTTATGGATAGGCGCAATTTAGGTNANGNGTNTGGCGNTTTTTATTTTTATATTCAATAAGTTAGGTCAATAATGGAGTCGTCTGAGTTTGAGAAATTAGTGGAGTTATTTGTGTAGATCAAAGGGTATAAGGCATGGATGGAACCATTTCTAAAAACTGGGGGGTAGGGGTGCGCGATTGGGGGCGGGAAACTTGACATATAGCGGGGTATCGCGTAGAACTGTAATCAATGAAGCAATGGTGCTTCAGACATAGAAAGGATATCCATCATGGATACACTTGGTTACTTAGTATTAACTATGACTGTTGTAGTTCCTTACTCACTCAAGCATGAAGATAAGTTCCGCTTCAAGCGTCAGACCTTGGCACGGTTTAACTGCTGTACTGTTGAAGAGGCACGTGTCTTCAAGGCTCGGTTCTTACAGCTCAACGAACATCTAAGTGCTGACGAAGTACATGGTGAGTGGCAGACTCGGGAGTTTATCTAATCAATCGGGGGCTTCGGCCCCCACTTTAAAAGGAGAAGTAAATGAAACTCGTATATGACAGTACTTGTGAGCTGGTACAAGCTGGTGATGTAGTTCACATTAAGAATAGACCTTGGACAATCCTGTCCGTGCCTGAAGATAACACCGACTATGTCACAGGCAAGACTATGGACGAAGAGGGCTGGATTACCCTACTCACTCCCGAGTGGCTCATGGCTACATGGGTTAACGACACCATATGGCAACGTATGTGCGAACGCAAAGAAGAGTGGGATGTGCAGATGTATATCAACGAGCAGTTCATGCAGTAACACTCGGTCCCTGCGAAAGCAGGGATTGAAACCAGTTACTTGTTGTCGGGCGTGTCTATGCGAGTGCGTTATTTAGTGTGCCATTTTTGCGTGGAAACTTGACTAATGAGCTTGTGTCGCGTAGAACTGTAATCAGCCAAGCAATTCCGCTTGGTTTATGTAGTATTTCATTTTATGAAAGGTAATACAAAATGGCTAAAAACCAAAACCTAGCAGTAGATTTAATCGCCTCCCTCAAAGACGGAGCTTACAAACAAGCCTCAGCTAATGACCGAATTGTATCGGTTGCGAAGTATGTAATCGAAAAGGTCAAGGGCTTTCCTGAGGCTTTGCCTGATGAGGCTAAGGCTGAGTTAGTCGAGGGTTATCGTCTACGCTTTAATGAAAATAACCCTGCTATTCAGTATGTCATTGTTAATGACCACTACTTGTTAGCTAGCGACTGCCCTGATGTAAAAGAGGGGTTTGTTAGTATCGGGGTAGATTATGCCTACTCATTCAGCCAACAGCAGTTTGGCAAGCTCAAGAATGAGAACCCCTACTTGTATGACATTATCAAGCCTTTGCGTGATAAATGCTCTACCTATTGCAGTAATCGTATCAACGACCTAAAGCGTCAAGCTCGGGCTTTGCTCAAGACTGATACTAAGGGTAATCGTGGTGCAACTCTTGATTTTGGACAACGCTTAGTCAAGGTCTTTGATGACCTCGAGGCTAAGTGCAAGGTCGCTAAAGAAAGAGGTGATACAACGGCTGATTTAGTCAAGTATCGCAAAGCAGTCGAGGCTTTTAACAAGGCTTGGGCTTAAGTAGTATCGAGGGACAGGGCTTCGGCTCTGTCCCTTTTTTTGTGCCTCGAAAATGAAACCAGTTACTTGTTGTCGCGTGCGTGAGTGCGTGTGTTAAATATCTCATAGCCCATATGCCAGCGCAAGGTCATTGATTAGTGTTCCACGGGATAGTGGAATCTGCCCTGTATCATTTAGAATTCTAAGAACTGATGCGACAACATCAGCCAACGCTAAGTTATTACAAAAAATTCCAAGTTTAGAATCGGGGGTTCTGAGTTCCGCAGAAAAATTCCAAGTGGTTTGGAATTTAATTTGTTTTATAAATCATGGACTTACACAGGAAATTCCAAAATTCCAAGTTTTTTAGAAATAGGCTAGGGGGTAAAGAGTTATTTTAGAAAAGTTGTGTCAGCAAGAAGTCTTTTTTCCCGATGTATTTTAGTAAAGCAGAAAACACTCGCAAGGTATTGTTACCTCAAAAAAACTTGGAATTTTGGAATTTTTCTTATTCTTCTTCTTTTTTAATTTAATAAATAATATATATAACAAGGACTTATAGCATTTTTTACCTCGAAAATTAAATTCCAAAACCATTTTTAAACTTGGAATTTTTCTTGGAATTTTTTACAAACTTGGAATTTTTTTGGTCTACCCTCGCCTAAAAAAGTTATCCACGAAGATTGTGTTAAAGGTAAAGTTATACTATAATTATAGTGTTGGTTGGCGAGAAAATAAGACGGCAACATAGTCCCCTCACCCACCAGCATTACTTAGCGTTCCACGATGTAGTGGAATTTGATTGTAGTTTTTATCGGAGATTGGCATGAATACTTATCTGATTCACTTTGATGGTAAGCAGTATGAAGTAGTTGGGAAAGATGTTTATAGCACTAAGGTGGCTTTCGTTAATAAGTTCAATATCCCAAAGCGTAAGCAGTCGTTAGTATCAATTAACCTTTGTAAGAAGGCAGACCAAGTAGTAGTTCATTCAACCGCATCACTATAAGGAGTAAAACATGGGCAAACTTAAAAACCTCATTATCGAGAACGAGGAAGCGTTCAACCGCATCTTCAAAGCAAAGCAACAAATTACCGACCCACGAGATAGTGGACTCGAACCTACTGATGAAGACTTAGCTAGATACGAAGCTGAGTTTGCTGATTGGTTGGATATGTATGAGAAGTCTTTTGGTGACGAGAAGGGATACCTACCATGATTGATGAAACTTTTACACCACAATGTAAGCTATGCGGTGATGTATATGACTCGAAGCGCTTAGCGTTGGGCTATGCGGTGTGCTGTGAGTGTGGCGACGAGATTGCTCACAAGCTAAACACCAAGCGGACTATCGCACCACTTCACAAGTCTAACTACATACTCGTGACTAACCTTGACGACTTAAAAGGTCTTAACAACAAAGGGGGTATCGTGAAATGAATGAGCTAATGAAAAGGCGCATGGAGTTTTCCAAGCTATACCAAGAGAACCAAGCTAATCAGAAAGTGTTTGATTGGATGGTTGAAAGTCTAACTAACAATGCGCTGGCAAAAGAAACCACCAAGAAGTTGGGCGCATATAACAGGAGAGAATATCGTGGGTTATAGGTCTAGTGTTGCATACACAATTAGATTCACACCCGATAGCGGTGATATGACGCAAGAGAAATTAAAAGGTGCGTTCGCAGTCTTTCTCGAAGAAGCTACGGCTAATGAAGATACTAAGCTATGTTTCACCCAAGAAGAAGCTAGAGAGTTCATAAAAGTGGACAGGGAAGGGTGCGCTATCAATTTCTTTGCTAGTGATGTGAAGTGGTATGAAGACTATACCGATGTGAAGTGCCATATAGCTTTACTTGAAATGGTAGAAGATTGGTTAGCTGAAGATAACCCTCACTCAAAGTATCTAGGTTATATCTTTGTGCGTATCGGTGAAAGTCCTGACGACATTATTGAAGAATGTGGTGGTAATTACGACTGGGACTGGCTAAGTGTGTCTCGCTCGATTAACTGTGACTGGTTCAATTAAAAATCTCATGTATCACTCTTGTGTTATATGTAAAGTTGTAGTATACTTATAGAATGAAGAAAGGAGAAGTATATGCACTGGTTCAAGTTGGTATGTATTTTGATTTGGTTGTATTTAGTAATCCACTTAGTAGTGGACTTT